TATATTGAGGCATAATTAAAGAATAGAGGTTGGAAGTGGCAACAGTAAATAAAGACTTCAGAGTAAAGCACGGCATTAACGTAGCCGAAGGCGGAATCTTTGGATCAACAGTCACAGTTGCCACTCCTACTCAAAATTCACATGCAGCAACAAAGTTATATGTAGATACTGCAGTAGGATCTCCACAACTTCCAGTTGGTGCTACGCCACCAGCATCTCCAGAAAATGGAGATTTGTGGTTTGATACATTAACAGAACGTGTACATGTTTATTATAGTTCTGAATGGGTTGCAATTGCAACACTTGAGGATGCAGCAGAATTACAAGACCACATTCATGATACAGCAATTGATGGTAATGGATTAATCGTAAGTACTTTTATTAGTGGTGGAGCATACAACGAACCAGGTGTTCTTGTTAGTGGTGGACTATATAATACATCATCATTTGAAGCAACATATGATGGTGGAACGGCTATTGATAATTTTAATTAATTATCTGTTATAATATATACATACCAAAGGAGTATAAATGGCAACCAGAATGCAACAGCGTAGGGGAACCGCTTCACAATGGACATCTGCAAATCCAGTATTAAATGCTGGTGAGATGGGATGGGAATCAGATACCAATAAATTTAAAATTGGTGATGGAACAAACCACTGGGCAGATTTAGATTATTTTATTGATGGCAATTCAACTGCAAATCCTGCTTTTGGTACAAGTATTACTTTTGAAGGCGCTACCGCTGACTCTTATGAAACTACTTTATCAGTAGAAGACCCAACCGAAGATCGCACAATTACAATTCCAAATGCAAGCGGACAACTTGTTCTTCGTGATACATATGAAACACTTTCAAATAAAACTTTACAAGATCCAACAGTTGCAGGACTTAAAATTTCAGATGGCTCAATTGTTGTAGAGGGTACAACTGCAAACGATTTTGAAACTACTGTTCAATTTACTGATCCAACTGCTGATAGAACCATTACAATTCCTGACGTAACTGGTACAGTAATTACAACTGGAAACCTTTCAGACATTACAAATATTGGAGTATTTAGTTCAACTATTACAATGGAAGGAACAACTCCAAATGATTTTGAGTTAACACTTTCTGCAGGGGATCCAACCCAAGATCGTGTAATCACTTTCCCAGACGCTAGTGGTACAGTAATTACAACTGGAAATATGTCTGATATTACTAATACTGGAATATTCTCTGGTCAAATTATACTTGAGGGTGCAACACCAAATGAATTTGAAACTACTGTTCAAGCACAAGACCCAACTGCAGATCGTACCATTACTCTTCCAGACGTTAGCGGTACAGTAATCACAACTGGAAACCTTTCAGATATCACTGCTGTTGGAGTACTTACTACATCAGTTGTTTTTGAAGGTACTACAGCAAACGATCATGAACTAACTCTTGCTGCAGGAGATCCAACCTCTGACATAACTATTTCATTCCCTGATGCAGCAGGAACACTTGTTGTTGATACTGCTACACAGACCCTTACAAATAAAACATTAACAAGCCCACATGTAAGCAACTTAATCATTACAGATGGAAGCATTGTTCTTGAAGGTTCTACACCAAATGATTTTGAAACTACAGTAACTTTTACTGATCCAACTGCTGACAGGACAATTACATTTCCTGACATAAGTGGTTCTGTTATTACAACTGGTGACACAGGTACTGTAACTAGCACAATGATTTTAGATGGAACTATCCTAGATGCAGATGTTAATGCATCAGCAGCAATTGCACAATCTAAGATTTCTGGATTAACAACAGATTTAGGAAATAAGCAAGATAAAATTTCTGGTGTATCAGATACAGAAATTGGATACCTTAGTGCTGTAACTTCAGACATTCAAGCACAACTAGATGCTAAGTTAGCCCTTGCTGGTGGAACCATGACTGGTGCTATTGCAATGGGTACAAACAAGATTACTGGTCTTGGAACACCAACCGATGCAGCAGATGCAGCAACAAAAGCCTATGTAGATGCTCTTGGAGAAGGACTTCACATCCATGCTTCAGTAGTCGCTGCAACAACTGCTAACATTACTCTTGCTACAGATGTTGAAAACGGAGACACTCTTGACGGAGTAACTCTTGCAACTGGTAACAGAATTCTTGTTAAGAATCAATCAACTGCATCTCAAAACGGTATTTACGTAGTAGCAGCATCAGGAGCACCATCTAGAGCAGCAGACTTTGACTCCCCTGCTGAAATTGACGGAGGAGACTTCGTATTCGTAACTGGAGGAACAGCAAATGATAACAAAGGCTTCGTACAGATAAACACTGTTGGAACAATAGGTACAGATCCAATTGAGTTTAGCCAATTCTCAGGTGCTGGAACATTTACTGCGGGTAATGGATTAACATTAACTGATACAGCATTTAGTATTAATACTAGTATTACTGCAGATCTTTCAACAGCACAAACTCTTACAAACAAAACTTTAACAGCACCTAAAATTAATTTAGGACTTAATGCTCAAACTGGAACAACATACACACTTGTTTTGGGTGATGCTGGAAAAGTTGTAACAGCCTCTAATTCTTCAGCAATTACAGTTACTATTCCACCATCAGGTGACGTTGCTTACGCAATTGGATCACAGATAACTGTTCTTCAAAAAGGTACAGGCCAAGTTACTTTTGCACAAGGCTCTGGAGTAACAATTAACTCCACTGGTGCTACTGCAACTGCTCCTAAACTAAGAGCACGTTACTCATCAGCAACATGCGTATATGAAGGTTCAGATGTTTGGTACGTTGTAGGAGATATTAGTTAATTTAACTAAAGAATAGAAAGGGTAGGTTAATGGCAACAGATATTCTGGGTACCATTAGTTCCTCTGCGAAGGGTGCTCCTGGCATCCCAACAATTGGAACAGCAACTGATGTGGGAACATCTCGTGCATTCAACAATGGTGCTGCCACTGTAACCTTTACCGAAGGAGCAGGAGCACCTGCAACATCTTTTACAGTTACATCATCACCAGGTGGCTTCACAGCAACTGGATCATCATCTCCAATAACCGTTGAAGGATTACAATCTAATACATCCTATACATTTACTGTTAAAGGAAATAACCTATCAGGTTCATCACTTGATTCATCTGCCTCTAACTCTATTACAGCAACTACAGTACCAGCAACACCCTCTGCACCAAGCGTAACAACTTCAGCATTGAATGATAATGTTTCTTGGACTGCCCCTGCAAATGGTGGTAAAGCAATTACTGGATATACTTGGGCATCTTCTGATGGAAAAGGCGCTACAGTAGGTTCAGGAACAACAAGTGTTAATGTTACTCAAGAAGCAAATACTTCACAAACTTATACAGTTTATGCAACTAACGATAATGGTAACTCAGGAACCTCAAATGCATCAGGCAGTGTAACTACACCGCCATTCTTTCCGCCATTCTTTCCACCATTCTTTCCATTTTTCCCACCATTCTTCCCATTCTTTCCGCCATTTTTCCCATTTTTCCCACCATTCTTCCCATTCTTCCCGTTCTTCCCACCGTTCTTCCCGTTCTTCCCACCGTTCTTCCCGTTCTTCCCACCGTTCTTCCCGTTCTTCCCGTTCTTCCCACCAAGATTTGGGTACTCTTCTGAAAGATTTAAGAATAGTATTATAAAGATTGTTAATATTAATTTAAAAAATAAATAATTAAATTAAAAAGTGGAGGGGATAAAGTGGAATCAATAAATATTGATTTTGAACAAACCATAAAGGGGTTAAATCCAGTAACTTGGATATACAATAACGATCCTAAAAAAACTAGGCAAATAGGATATATAGCAGAAGAGGTTAATAAAATAGAATCTCTTCAATATATAGTCTTATTAGATAAAGAAGAAAAGCCGTTAGCACTTAGATATGATCTTCTTTCTGTTTACTCTATAGAAGTTTTAAAAATATTAATGCAAAAAATAGAAATTTTAGAAAATGAAATAAAAATATTAAAAAATAAATAAAGTTTTAATTTTATAAAGCAATATGATACAATTAATTTAAAGGAGTAAAAAAAATAAAATGGGACTAAAATTTGGAACTTTGTGGTTTGGTAATAAGCCTACACTACTACAGCAAATTTCTTGGAATTCATATATTTATCATGGGCATGAATTGAATATATATTTATATGATATGTCTATTGATGTACCAGAGGGCGCAATTAAAAAAGATGCAAATGAAATTATATTAGAAAAAGATATATTTTTACCAAAATTTGATGATGAAAGTTTTGGTGGTGGACATGCTCAATTTTGTGATATATTTAGAATTCATATGTTAAAAAACACAGACTTTATCTGGACAGATTCAGACATGGTTTGTTTAAAAGATGTTTGGCCAAATCAAGAGCCATATCTTTTTGGATTAATGATAGATCAGGCTCGCCCAGCAGAAGGTCCAATAAGAGTTAATAACGATATCCTGTACATTAATAATCCTGATATTATAAATGAAATACTTGATAATTTTAAGGATTTGCCAGAGTCTTATGGAGATGATCAGACTAGAACTGGTCCAGATTTGTTAACACGTATATTTTCAGAAAAAAATTTAATGAGTTTTGCTAAAGAAGAAAATGTTTTTCATCCAGTAAGATATGCTCATACTATTAATTTTTTATCACCAGACCATTTTAAAGAAACGATGGATTTAATTAGTGATAGTGTTGCCGTATCATTTTTTAATGATTCTTGGCGTAGACATAAATTAGTTATTCCAGATATAAACTCTGTTCCAAACGAAAATACTGTACTTGGATATTTTACTAATAAGTATATACATAAAAAAAATCCAAATATTGTATTAAATAAAACCTACATTGATCAAAATAATTCTTCATCGCAATATTTAGAAATTGATGAAAATCAAACCCCATGGTTTACTAAAGATAGATCAGAGACAGCATTAAATAGATTTCCAACAAGAATTATAGGAAAAGATATTGTAGTAGAAAATCCAGCATTAGGAATAAACCTATATAAGAACACTTTTTCAAAAGAAGATTCTGAAAGATATATAAATATTCTTGAGTCAAATTTAGGCGGTAATGGTCCATATAAGTGGTCAGAAGCCAAAGTTACAAATTCTGACCAGCCAATTAAAAAAGCCAGAGATTGTGTTGATTTTAGATACAAACAGGAAAATTTAGGACCAAGAGATAGTTACAATGCTGAATTGCTTGATCTACATGAAGAAATATATCAAAAACTAAAGTTTTGCGTTGATGATTATGCAAGATATTGGGGAATAAACGTAGTATATTATGAAGCATTTAATTTTGTAAAATATGAAGGAGAAGGAAAACATTTTAATATACATGCTGATCATGGACCAGTATATAACTGTACTGTATCTGCCGTAATTTATTTAAATGACAACTATGAAGGTGGAGAAATTAAATTTCCAAGACTTGATGGCTATACCCATACTCCAAAAATAGGAGATATACTTTTATGCCCATCTAATTATATTTATGAACATGCATCGTTGCCAATGAAATCAGGAGCAAAATATTGTGTTGTTGTAATGACAGATATTAATGATCTAGGTCATAAATAATGACAACACAAAAAAATATGGCTATCTTTAGATCTTTTAGACCTTGGCTAACTAAAGATAGTATATCTACTCCAATTTCAACACAAAAAGAAATTCCAGATTGGTATAAAAATGCAGATAGATTTGCAAAAATGTCAAATGGAGAATATTATAAAGCACCAAAAGGTACTTGTCCATTTCCAAAAGAAGGAACAACAGATGATTATGGAAAAATTCCTACATGGAAGGCCTGTCCAGCAATTCTTGATGCCTTTACAACTGGATATCTTTTTAAAACTCCATGTGAATTAACATTTTTTAAAAATAACCAAGGAATAATTAATGTTAAAATTGAAGATCAAAAATATCAAGATTTTTGCACTCAAAGACCACCCATGCCACAATTTGAACACCCTAAAGGATTTTATAAAAATCATTTTGCTTGGTCAGCAGATTGGGGACTAGAACTCCCAGATGGCTATAGCGCAATGTTTATGACACCAATGAATCGGTTTGACCTACCATTCTTAAATACAACTGGAATAGTTGATTCTGACAAGGTTCATCTTTTAGGAAGTTTTCCATTTTTTATAGCAGATGGTTGGGAAGGAACACTTCCAGCAGGAACACCATATCTACAGGTTCTTCCATTTAAACGAGAAGACTGGGAAAGCAAAATTGAAATTTTAGATCATTCCCAAATTTATGATAAAATGAGTAATAACATGAAATTTTATAGACAGCCTGACGGTGGTGTATATAAAAATAAAGTCTGGTCAAAAAGAGAATACAAATAAGGAGAATAAAATGCAAACTTGGACAGAAAAAGAAAAATTAGGAAATGGAATAACCTGTTATCGTGGAGTAATAAAAAAAGAATTTGACGTTATTAATGTGCTTGAGTCTAATCTTAGCCCAGTTGATAAAACAGAAGATGAGTTTAGATGGCTTCCAGCATATGTTGGATATCAACAACTTATGCCAGACTATAGGGATTGTGTTGATTTTAAATTTAAAAAAACTGACCTTCAAAATAATAGTAGTATAAATTCTTTAAATCTTCAGGCATTGTGGCAAAAGGTATATGATGCACAATTCGCAGCAGTTGAAGACTATAGAAGAGACTTTAACATTATGCCATTGAAATATTGGGAAGCATTTAATTTTATTAAATATGGTCCAGGTCAACACTTTAAAGAGCATCACGACCATGGATATTCTTATAACTGTACAGTATCTCTTGTTGCGTATGTAAACGATGACTACGAAGGCGGAGAGTTATACTTTAGACTTCAAGGTTTAAACATTAAGCCAAAGGCTGGAGATCTTTACATATTCCCGTCTAACTTTATGTATCCTCATCAGGCTATGCCAGTTCATTCTGGAACAAAGTATTCCATAGTAACAATGTTAGATTATAGCAAAAAGTATCATACACCAGACATGTATGATCCAAAATGGAATAATGAGTGATGTTAAATATATCAGTTGAAAAAAATTTAGATTCTGTAATTAAAATATCTCCAATGTCCATAAAAAGGGATTGGATGGATTTAACACCAGAAAAACATGCTTATAGATGTTTTCCAGTTACTCAGGCAAATGTAGTTGGTTGGGGTTTATCATGTACAGAAGATATTGAGTTTACTTGGAATGGTATTAGTGACACAAGATCTGATAATGTTAGTATTTTAAAAGGAAATAATTTTTTACATACTGGAAGAGGGCAAGCAACTGTAAGCATAACTACTGGTTTAGTATTTAGAACTGAAAAAGATATAAGTATGCTTACAATAAACCCAGTTAATTATTTTAATGATGACTTTGAAGTTATGTCTTCATTAGTTAGTACATCCTGGCTTGATACTGGATTTCCATTAGCAATAAAAGCAAGGTGTGCAAATAAAAATATTATAATAAAGGCTGGCACTCCTATTGCAACTATTATTCCTATATCTCTTACCGCAATGAATAATACATCAATTCAAATTGTTGATTATTCTGATTTAGATAGAAAAAGAGAAAAGGCTCATCAGTCTTATGGAGAAGAAGCACAAAAAATAAATCAAAAAGGTGAATGGACTGACTGGTATAGAGATGCTATAAATGAAAAAGGAGAGTCTTTAGGTAGTCATGAAGTTAAAGTTTTAAAACTTTCTGTAAATGATCAATCATCAAGGAGAGTATAGTGTATGAATTAAATATGTCAAATCAAAATATTCTTAATGATTATCTTAATAAAATTAAAAAAGAAAAGGTATATCATTATTTATTAACAGTATGCAGAGATGAAAAAGACAAAATCCAATCTATTATATCTTTTTATAGTTTAAAAGAGGCTATTGAGGGATACGAAATGTACCAAGATGCGGGATTTGCAAAACAATATTTAATAGTATCTTTATATTATCCAGACGGAAAGGTTGATACTAAAACTCTAAGAAGAAATCATGCTGGGGATCCATCTTTTGTTAGACAAAATTACATAGATACTGTTGAGGCGTTGCATACAGTTAAAAATAAGTTAAATAAAGAAGACTATGAAGAACTATGTATGAAAATTGTAACCTCATTTGCAAAAGATAATTGGAGATTTGATGCAAATAGATTTTTAAAACAATTAGAAATAGATAAGGAGTTATAGGGATATATTTCCTATGATATAATAAAATTATGGACAAAACACAAGCATCTGTGGTAATTAGAAAGCCATCAATGACGCCTTCTGGGTGGTTTGGAAATAGCAAAGACATGATTGTTGAGTTAGAAAACTTTATGACCCAAGAAGAAATAGATTTTTTAGAAAAGGCTGCTAAATCATTAACAATTTGGGATGTAACACAAAGTCATGTAAATGAAAATGGTACAGTGGTTTATGATTCTGATTACTGGAAAGACAGAGTTGCAACATCTCCAACATTAGATAAAAATGATCCCGCAATTGCACCAGTTATTGCAGGATTATTTCAAAGATTAAAGCCAATAGTTGAAGATTTTTATAAAGTTAAAGTTATTCCTACTGGAACAACTATTGTTAGATGGCTTCCAGGCCAATTACAAAATCCTCATGCCGACAAAGAATTACATGAGGGTCCAGATGCTGGATTACCAAATGACTTTCCTAATTATGACTTATCTAGTTTATTTTATTTAAACGAAGATTATGAAGGTGGAGAATTATATTTTCCAAATCAAGGAGTTAAATTTAAACCTAAAAAGGGTGCTGCTTATTTTTTCCCAGGAGACATGCAGTACATCCATGGAGTAACAGAAATAAAAAGTGGTATTAGATATACTTGTCCATTTTTTTGGGAAATTATAGAGCATACAGGAGATAGAAAACCATGAATTTAAATAATAAAAAAAGATTAACAAAAGATATTGTAATTTATGACAATTTTATAAATGAAGATGTTTCTGCAAAACTTATAAAGGTTTTGAATAAACATGCAGATACTGGTAAAATTACTTGGATGCCTATATCATTTTATGAGTCGTACTCTTCTGTTCTTCCACAAGATAATGATGAGTATGTTATTGCCGAAGGACTCCCATCTGATATTTTTTCACAAATAAAACAGGGAATTATTGAGGCTGTTGCAAGTGTTCATGACCTTGATCCAAAAATAATTTGTCAAATTGGATATCATACACAAAAATGGGAGCCAGGGGCTTACGCTAGAATTCATTCTGACAATACAGATGAGCATGGAAATTCTGGTGCATTTACTAGAAGTAGATATGCAGCATTTTTATATTTAAATGATAGTTTTGATGGAGGTCTTTTGCAATTTCCAAATCAAGATTTAAGTATTCAGCCTAAAGTTGGAATGCTTGCTGCATTTGACGGGGGATTCAATAATATGCATGAGGTAACTCTTATAACTAAAGGTATCAGATATACTATTGGCTCTTTCTGGGATGACCGTGAAGAAGATGCATACCCACAAGAAGTAAGAGATGCATGGGCAGCAGAGATGAAAGAAACTAGAGCACAACAAGAAATTGAAAGAGCGGAATGGCAAGAATTACTTAAGCAAGGCTGGAAGATAGATATGGATGGAAATAAATATAAGCCAGATGAGGTTTTTAATGGTTGAAAATTTTAAAAAACAATTAATAAAAAATAACTATGAATTTGAAGAGATTACAGATGAAATTATATTAGTTAAAAATTTTTTATTAAAAGAAGAAATAGATTTTATATGGAGTAAAATTAACGAAGCATCTCAAGCAGACTGGGAGATTGAATATTTATCAAATTTACCAAGATTTTGTATGGAAAAGTTTGGCAGGGATGATGTTGAAAATCTTGTTGCTGAGGGAAAGTTTGAAATAACTCAAAATTGGTCTGATAAAAATTTGGATATTTCAAAATATAAAGAGCACGGAAGCATTCACAGCAGGATTAATAATTTAATAGTTGAATCTGATCCTGGCCTATATTTGGGTGGTTTTGCTACTATTCAAAGAATGCAACCAGGAGTTCAATTAAAATCCCATACTGATCAAAATACAGATCCATCCATTAAATATGCCACAATATTGTATCTTAATGATAATTATAATGCAGGAGAACTTTTTTTTGAAAAATTAAATATAGAGTTACGACCTAAACCAGGAGAAATTTTATTTTTTCCAGGAGACGAAAAACATGAACATGGAGTAAGACATGTTGGTGAAGGTCCAATAAGATATGTTTTAGTTGGATTTATAAAAGAAAAGGATCATTATGTTAAAAATAGATATTAAGAAAATAAATAATGAATAAAGAAATATTAGACCCAAAAGTTTATTACTATACCGATGTAATAGAAGATTTTAATAAATTTCAAAAAACTTTAAAAGAATTAGATTCTCTTAATTCAGATATTGAATTAAAGGTAAATGTTTGGGACATTTGGACAGCCTCTAATGACAAAAATTTTATTTATGGTGAAACAAAAGTATTTGATATTAATAAAATAAATAAATTAAGTGGAGAAATGGGAGAAAAAAGCAAATATATTTATGATTCAGTAATGACTACTCTTTATAATGTTTGCAAAGATTATGCAACTTCTCTTGGAGATTTTGATGAACCAAAACTTTTTCCAACCTTTAATATAAAAAAATATAATACTGGAATGGGAATGGGGGCACATTTTGATCAATTAGATGGAGACAAAACTTTAAAATATTCTCTTGTCATGTATTTAAATGATGATTGCGAAGGCGGAGAAATATCTTTTCAATTAAAAGATTATGATGGAGGCTGGACAAGTACTGATGGATTTTCTAAAGGAACGGCACCATTTGTAGATTTAGACTATGATATATCTGTTGCAACTGGGGCGATTAACTTTGGAATAAAACCAAAAGCAAATAGTGTTGTTATTTTCCCAGCATTTCCTCCATATTTTCATACAGCGCATACTGTAAAATCTGGCGTAAAATATATGGTTCCAGGACATTGGATTTACAATAATACAGGGATATAATTAATACACAAGAGATGGAGAATGTAAATGAATAAAGAAGTTTTAGAGGAAAAAGTTTATTATTACACTAATGTGTTTGATGACTTACAAAAACTTATGAATGCTGTAGAAGAAAGTTCGCCAAATTGGGAAGAATGGACAGCCTGTAGCGGAGAACACTATGTTTATGGAACGGGAAAAACCATAGTATCATCTACTGGAAATATTGATGGAGAAGTAAATGATTATATTTTTAATACAATAAATGATGCATTTCAAAAAGTAGCAAAAGACTATGCAATGTCAATGGGGGATAGTTCCGATCCTAAACTTTTTCCAGCATTTCCAATTAAAAAATATATGGCTGGAACATTTATGGGCGCACACTTTGATCAACAAGAGGGCGATGAAAGACTTAAATATTCTTTAGTTATGTATCTTAACGATGACTATGAGGGGGGAGAAATTTCATTTACAATAAAGGATCCAAATGGACCTATTGAAAACGGAGCGCCTGTAGCAGATTTTGCAAATGCTGGTCCTGAAACTTATAGTTTTGCTATAAAGCCAAAAGCAGGAAGCATAATTATTTTTCCACCATCACCACCATATCATCACACTGCTCATTTAGTAAAGAGTGGTTTTAAATATATGGTTCCACAGCACTGGATTCATTAATTTAATATAAATGAAAACGGCAATAGTTACGGGTGCTAGTAAGGGCGTTGGCTATGCCACTGTAAAACGTTTATCTGAAAATGGATATAAGGTCATAGCAGTATCTAGGAATTTGTCAAAAATTTCAGAGTTAGTTTCAGAAAACGTTGAAGTTTATCAATTAGATGTAACAAATTTTTCAGAAATAGAAAAATTTTTTGAAATATATAAAGATATAACTCTTGATCTTTTGGTAAATAATGCTGGTGGTGGAGTTAGTCCTACAAAAATAATTAATGAAATTCCAGAAAATTTTCAAAGGGCTTATGCTATTAATGTATCTGGACCAATGTATTTGTCTCAACTATTTGTACCATGTATGAAAAGATCAGAGTCTCCAACCATAATATTTGTAACATCTTTTGGTGGCAAAATTCCTAATCGTGGGGGAGGAAACTATACCAATGCTAAGCGTGGGCAACGAGGTCTAGTAGAAACTATGAGACTAGAATTTCCAGAGTATAGTATAAAAATAACTGAAATTTGTCCCGCCACAATTGATACTCAAGAACAAAAAAAAGATTCTGCTTTATCAGCAGAAGACTTAGCAGAAGCAATTTATTGGGTTGGATCTTTACCAAAACATGTAAATATAAATCAAATAGAGATGTGCAATATCAATAGCAGTAAATTTGGATAAGTGTAAGAGATTTTGTTTTATAAAAGTGCATAACCATAAAGTAAAGATTTAGTTTCAATTTTGTGCGTATTTTTTTATTTTAAATTTGTGATATACTAAGAGTGCTTTGCAATTATCAAAGCATTGATAATATTTTTTAATAGAAAGTTGGAAATTTTATGTCAGAGGTCTTTTCTTTTCGTTTATCAGATGAATTCGTAAGTAAATATGTTGGAATCTCAGCACCATTTGGATTTACAGATGCAGGCTCCAACTCATTAGGAGAAATCACCTTTATACGTACCTATTCTAGAATGAAAGAAGATGGAACAAAAGAAAGATGGCATGAGGTTTGTAAACGTGTAATTGAAGGAATGTACTCAGTACAAAAAAACCATGCTAAAGACAATCGTCTGCCGTGGAATGATAATAAAGCCCAGAAGTCTGCTCAAGAAGCCTATGATCGTATGTTTAACTTAAAGTGGACCCCACCAGGTAGAGGTCTGTGGGCATTTGGAACTCCCATGACTATGGAAAAAAGAAACTCTGCTTCTCTACAAAACTGTGCTATGGTCTCTACTCGTGATATTGATCGTAATGATCCAGGAGCACTATTTGCTTGGATAATGGATGCCTTAATGCTAGGTATAGGTGTAGGGTTTGATACTATTGGACAAGACAAAGAAATGACCATTTATACCCCTACAGAACCAGAGAATATATGGAATATTCCAGACACTCGTGAAGGCTGGGTAGATTCTGTAAGAATGCTTTTAAACTCATATTTACGCCCTAATCAGGCTATACAAAAATTTAACTATGACCTTATCCGTCCTTTAGGTGCCCCCATAAAAGGCTTTGGAGGGGTTGCTAGCGGTCCAGCACCACTTATTGCACTACATAACAAGATAGACACAGTAATAGGCGGTAGAGCAGGAGAAAAACTTGATTCTAGAGCAATAGTAGATATTGTTAATCTTATTGGTACATGCGTTGTTTCTGGAAATGTTCGTCGTTCTGCTACCCTTGCTTTAGGGTTGGCTGGAGATGATGATTTTATTAATCTTAAAAATCCAGAGGTTTTTCCAGATCGTAATTCATTTGATCCAGCAAAACCAGGATGGGCATGGATGTCAAATAATTCTGTTTCTGCAGAAGTTGGAACAAAATATGAAGACTATGTTGATTTAATTTCAAATAATGGAGAGCCAGGATTTATTTGGTTAGATGTTGCCAGAGATTATGGAAGATTGGCAGATGCTCCAGATTATAAAGATTCTCGTGTTATGGGATTTAATCCATGCGCTGAACAACCATTAGAATCTTATGAACTGTGTACTCTTGTAGAAGTTCATTTAAATAGACACGAAGATAAAGAAGATTTTCTTCGCACATTAAAATTTGCATATCTATATGGTAAAACTGTTACACTAATGCCAACACATTGGCAAACCACAAATGGAATTATGCAACGTAATCGTCGTATTGGAACATCTTTAACTGGTATTGCATCATTTGCAGATACAAAAGGTATGCCAACTGTTCGTGATTGGATGGACGAAGGGTATAAGAAAATTAGACAATATGATCATTCATATTCAGAATGGTTATGTGTACGTGAATCAATTCGTGTAACTACCGTCAAACCTTCAGGATCTGTTTCATTACTTTCTGGTGCAACACCAGGAGTTCATTGGGGTCCAGGAGGATCTTTTTATCTTCGTGCTATAAGGTTTGGCAATACAGATCCAATGGTACATTTATTTAAAGCAGCAGGGTATAAAATTGAAGATGATCTTGTATCAGCAAATACCTCAGTAGTATATTTCCCAGTAGCATCTGGACATCCTCGTTCTGAAAAAGATGTAAGTCTTTTTGAAAAGATTGGTTTGGCTGCTACCGCTCAAAAATATTGGTCTGACAATGGGGTGTCTGTAACTTTGTCATTTGATAAAGAGTCTGAAAGCAAACACATTGCTCCAGCACTACATATGTATGAAGGTCAATTAAAGGCAGTTTCATTTTTACCTATGGGTAATCAAACTTATCCTCAGCAACCATACACTCAAATAACGAAAGAAGAATATAACTCATATGTCGGAAAAATTGGTAAGATTGATTGGTCTGCTATCTATGATGGTAAGGACAATCTTGACGCAGAGTCTGAAAAGTATTGCTCAACAGACGCATGTGAGATTAAATTATATTAAGACCCATCCTGCTATAATAAGGCTATAGGAGAAATATGGCCAATCCATCAAATTTATACGCAGAAAAAATTTATTCTGAGCACCCACTAGTTCTTTGGGCGTTAGATGACAAACTTGACTATATAGGTTTGATATCCGAAGCACAAAGAAATATAGCAGATGATTGGACAGTCACAAATGCTACAGCAAGCGTTTCAACAACTTATTTAAAACAGCCATTTCCAAATAGTGTTTTAAATCTTATTCAACTTGATAATGCCCCACCACTAGAAACTTTAGAAGCATACTTTATAAGTGATACAATATTAAATTTTAATGATTTAGAGTCATCATTTGATACCTTTACTATAGGAACATATTTTTATTCAAACAGTATATTTATAGATAAAGTATCAATTGGCTATGAATATACAGATCCAGACACCCTAAGCATAGTTCAAAATTTAAAATCATTTACGAGTTGGCCATATCAAAGTTGGGGGCTTATATCTGAAACTTTTATAAAACCAGATTTAAATGTAGATTTCCGAATAGTATTTAAAATAACAATATTTGCAGGTTCTGGAGATCCAGTAGATAATCAATTTTATTTTAATGGAATCACTATTGGACAATGGAATGAAGAATTTAATGCTAATTCATACGGTGTTACTCCAATAACAATTCCAGCAGATATAAGTATTTATGGTGGACTAGAGGCAGTAGAAGCCCAGGCATACGGTATAGCAGAAGACTCTGGATATTACATTACAGAGGGAGGCCTTAAATGTAAAAATTCTGGTATGCCATTAGTTTATGGTGCAAGTGGTGTAACAAAACTAGAACCAAGTACAGATGCATCTTTAATTATTCCTGGTAAAGGATTTTTAAATCAAAGTGGTAAATATAATGATTATACAATAGAGTTTTGGACAAAAATAAATTCTAATACAGCAAATCCTAGAAAAATTTTTGGTCCAATAGCATCTAGTGATGGACTATATGTTGAAAATGGATTTTTGACTTTAGTTATTGGAAATCAGTTTGCTTCTCATTTTGTTGGTGAATGGTTTAGACCAATGCTTATTCATATAAGATTAATTAAAAATGCAGCATCTTTGCTTATAAATGGCGAAGAAGTTTTTTCGTTATCTATAAATACAGAAAATCTTGTATTACCAACACAACTAGATATTTATGGAAATAGCCAAGATTGGCTAGGGTTTTATGCTTATGCAGATGTTTATCCATTTGAACTTGACTGTATTGCTATATATTCTTACCAAGTTCCAATTACAGTAGCAAAACGTAGGTGGGTTTATGGTCAAGGTGTTGCTTCAGCAGAAGTAGTCAACGCATCCTACAGCGGAACAACTGCTTTTATAGACTATTCTTTTGCTGATTACACAGCAAACTATAACTATCCAGACTTTGCAAAATGGAATCAGGGTGCATTTGATAATCTTATTACAACCTCAACAAGCCTAAGAACTCCAGAATATATTTTGCCAGAAATTTTTATAGGAACAAAAACATTGCAAGAACTATATGAAGATAATAAGGATATACAAGATAATGAATCTGGTCCAGTAGTTGTTGATAAATTTTTATCTTTTAAGCCAAATAATTCTTGGAATTCAATAAACTCATATATAAACTTTCCTAAATTTAATTTACTTTCTAGCCAGGTAGAAAGTTTTTATGGAGTATTTAGTTCACACAATCTTGTTTCACAAGAAATATTATTTAAAATATATAATCCTATTACAAAAGATTATTTTATGATTATGAAAGATGGGGATGAAATTAAATATTCTTTAACTTATAACGGTATAAGTGAAATATTATTTACATCTGATCCAATTTTATCAAATAATTTTTTTTCGGTAGGACTTAATTTAACAGCATTGGTTAATGAATTTGGAAACAATGTTCCTGCATTTTTTGGAAATCAAAATGTTTTAAAAATGTATGTTTGTGGAGATGAATCTGAAGAATATAGTTTTACTGGAAGACTATACTCAATTGGTATTTCAACATCTAAAAATTATTCAAAAATATCAGAAAACTTTGATAGCAATGGTATAGTTTTAATTGAAAATGGGCAACAATTAATTAGCCATACGGCAAGTTATACTTTGTTACCTTCAGAAGCCTATAATAAATATTTTCTTGATATTGGGGTTGCTGGATATTGGGAAGACTATTTACCATTGTCATACTTTGGCCAATTTGTTAAAAATGCCCAAGGAGAAGATTTTTATGATTTAGATTTTTTACAATTTAATATTGGGTATCCAGAAGTAACAAATTTTTCTATAGACACTGTTGACGGAGGACTTTACAATGAAGCGGGAACTATTTTAAACGAAGGATTCTACAATACCTTAGAGTTTGAATCTACGTTTAATGGTGGTTTAGTAGAGGATGGCGATGAGTTTGAATATAATACAGAAAACTCTCAAATAAAAAGTTATGCAACTTTTCAATATTTAGTTGATGGTGCAAATATTCCAACAGCCTTTACAAATGAAAAAGCCCTCAATAAGTATAAGATAATTGATTTGTCAGAACACGCAGATTGGGAAACAACAAGGTTTGAAATATTAAATAATACACTTATTTATCCAGTAAAGAATATAGATTTTAATAAACTGGCAATTGTTTATAGTCTTGAATTTAATACCCGTGGTATTTTAAGTAAACCAATTTTATTAAACAGACTACAATTTTCTTCTCAGGCATTAAATGATAATTCTGATAATTATGTTGGAACTAGATTTGGAGCAGATTTAGTGCCATACAAGAAAAACGGAATATATTATAGTTATAAAAGTAAAAATCCATTTAGCATTTATAAAGAAAGTACACCATATTTATATCTAACAAAAAATTCTGGAATAGAAGTTCGTGGAAAACTAGATATATTAGAAAATCGTGGCTTATCGTTACCAATTAATAAAGAGTTATCTACAGATTATAGGGTAAGTGCTATACAATTATGGATGAAGTATGATCAAGAGACATTTCCGCTAACAGCAACGGAACTATTTGAAATTAACTATAATGGTGGCATCGTTAAAGTTTATTTTCAGGCAAATAGTCCAGATGCAAATAGGGGAAGGTTATTTGCTTTAAATGAAAAAAATATTGAGTATAATGGACTTGCATTTTATTTAAACGGCACAATTGTTCGTGAACCAGTTTTATCAATTAAAGAATGGTCTTCAATAGGAATTTCATTTTTAACACCACTGTCATTTAGTTCATATTTAGGAAATATTAATGTTACTGGACCAGCACTTTTTAATAATATTTCTTATTATAAAGCAAGTAGTTTGCAAGAAATTGAAAAGGTTACTAGAAGGCCTTGGTATAAGGTTGTAACTGATGGAGTTGGCACCCTTGATTGGCAATTTTGGCTAAATAATTTTACTTGGGATGGAGTTCTTATTTTAGGTTCATCACAATTTTATGGAATTAACCCTTCCGATATTTATAAAACCTACATAGGAACTAATAAGATAATTATTGATGATAATGAGGGTCTCGTATATCAGCCTGAAAAAATGAAAATATATACAGAAACAGAATGGTTAACCAACGTATCCATTCCACTATAATCTGCTATACTTGTGGTTATGGAATCACTAATTAATCCAAAAACTGGTCAACCCTATGTAAAAAATGTTCGTCGTAAGGTAATAGATAAGCATTATGACTGGGGTCTTTATGTATATAAAAAGTCTAATGGAAAATGGTTCACAGATAATACTGGTTCAATTTTAAATATTCCATCAGACCGTGGCGACTTATCTAAAATTGCAGAACTGCGAAAAGTTGCTATGCACTATGGCGACGATGGTGAAGGTAAGGCAATATTTGTTCCTGGGCTAACAAGAATTAGTGAAGAAGAGTATTCTGAACAAAAAGAAAGAATGAAAGAAGGATTAATTCCTTCAATGAATGATTTAGGTGCTTGGCATGCAGCACAACAAACATTAGATAAGTATGGAAAGGATGCTGTAAATGAGTGATGAACAAGAATACATTCGTGCAGGTCTAAATACACAAAATAAAGAAGAGAGTCCATTTAAGTATCAAGATCCATTTAATAAGAATTGGGATGATTTAAAAGATTATGCTGGGCTAGATCAAAATTTTCGTCGTAGAACAACTCGTAATTTATCAAAATATATTAGTCCAGAAACAAATCAAGCATATTTAAATGCAGCAAATGTTACACCATCTGGAGTAGATGCAGAATCAAAGGCTATTAATCCTGGAACGGTATATAGAAATGGTTATGGACTATTTGATGTAATCACACCTCCATATAATATGTATGAGTTGGCAAACTTTTATGATACATCATTTGCCAACCATGCTGCTATTGATGCTAAAGTAGAAAATGTTGTTGGCCTTGGATATCGTTTTGATATTTCAGATAGAACATTGTTAAGGTTTGAAATGAATGAAGATCAGGCAGCAGTAGATCGTGCTCGCAATCGTATTGAAAGAGCCAAAATTCAACTACGTGATTGGTTAGAAAGTTTAAATGACGATGATAGTTTTACAAAAACGATGGAAAAGGTTTATACAGATCTTCAAGCAACTGGTAATGGGTTTATTGAAGTAGGTAGAACCGTTGCGGGAGATATTGGATATGTTGGGCATATTCCAGCAACTACTGTTCGTGTGCGTCGCCTACGTGATGGATTTATTCAAATTATTGGTCAAAAGGTAGTTTATTTTAGAAATTTTGGAGCAAAGAATCCAAATCCTATGGGAACAGATCCAAGACCAAATGAAATTATTCATCTTAAAGAATATTCACCTTTAAATACATTTTATGGTATTCCAGATATTGTTGCAGCAATGCCATCTTTAATTGGAGATCAGTTAGCGTCTCAATATAATATTGATTATTTTGAAAACAAGGCAGTGCCAAGATATGTTGTAACCCTAAAGGGTGCAAAACTATCAGGAGATGCTGAAGACAAAATGTTTAGATTTTTACAGACTGGACTTAAGGCTCAGTCACATAGAACCCTATATATCCCACTTCCTGGTGATACTGATGGAAATAAAGTTGAGTTTAAAATGGAGCCAATTGAAAATGGAATTCAGGATGGATCATTTAAAGAATATCGTAAACAAAATCGTGATGATATTTTAATTGCTCACCAAGTACCTATTTCAAAACTAGGCGGAGCAGATTCTGCAGGCACTGCAGCAGCACTTTCTCAGGATCGTACATTTAAAGAACAAGTTTCTCGCCCAGCACAAAGACATTTAGAAAAAGTGGTAAACAAGATTATTAGAGAAAAAACAGATATTCTTGAACTTAAGTTTAATGAACTAACCCTAACAGATGAAATTGCACAATCTCAAATTCTTGAGCGCTACGTAAAAACACAGGTAATGACTCCAAATGAGGCTCGTGAAAAGTTAGACTTGCCACAAAGAGCAGATGGCGATGACCCATTTATTATGTCTCCAAGACAGGCAACCGATACTAGAGCAAATTTGGCAGGGAACCGTCAGAGAAGTGCAGAACGAACAAACAATAACTCTGATTCTTCAACAACCATCTCTGGTCGTAATCCAAAGGGTGAGGGCAGATCGTCTCAATAGTTGAGAAAACTATATAAAGCGGTGCTATAATTATAACGTTATGTTAATAAATAAGGCTCATTGGGAAACTAAAGGTGACAATGTTCGCCTTTCAATGCCTATTGGAAAAATAGATGTTGAACGCCGTATGGTGTCTGGTTTTGCCACGCTTGATAATGTTGATCGTCAAGGTGATATTGTAACCACAGAGTCTAGTGTAGAGGCTTTTAAAAATTTTCGTGGTAATCTTCGTGAAATGCATCAACCAAGCGCTGTAGGAAAGATTGTTTCTTTTAAAGAAGATAAATATTTTGATCCAAATGATAAAAAATTTTATAGTGGAGTTTATGTTTCAGCCTATGTATCCAAAGGTGCACAAGATGCTTGGGAAAAGGTTTTAGATGGAACCTATACTGGTTTTTCAATTGGCGGAAATATTAAAACCTGGGATGATGCATATGATGCAAAGATTGATAAAACAATTCGTGTAATCAAAAATTATGAGTTACATGAACTCTCTCTTGTAGATAATCCAGCAAATCAATTTGCAAATATTGTATCTATTGAAAAAATAAATGGTCAAAATGTTGTTGATGGATATTTATCAAAAACAGAAATTGAAAACGTATTTTGGGATTCAGAAAATAGTATTGTGATGGTTTCAGATTCTGATTCAGTAACAAGTCCAGTAACTGGAAATAAGATGCAAAATATTGGTTTTATAGAAAA